ATGTTACCCGTCGAAACGACGTCCGCAGCCGAAGTTTCCTTCAGCAGGTATTGACGCTGGTTTTCCAGCGCAATGTCAACGATCCGTGCCTTAGTGGGATCAAGGTTTTCGAGCAGAGCGGACTTGGCTTCGCCCCAAACCTTTGCTTCTTTCAAGAATTGCATTTAGAGTCTCCTTGGAGTAGGGTTATGCCAAACCCGCTAGCTTTCTCATCCGAGAAAGAGCGCTGTTTGGTTCGGTGGATTCCGTAACAGCTTGAGTTTCCTCAGCTTCGCCTTCATTGCCAGTTACAACCTTGCTCTCAGTGAGAGAGGTCTTAACTTGCTCTGCTGGCTTAGCAACCGGTGCGGAGGGTGCAGCTACAGTAGATTCCTTCAGAACGCGTGCAAGGTAAACCTTGTATGCTTCATCGAGCTTCTCAGTAGATACATTGTTGAGGATCAGCTTCATCTGCTCACGGGTAGAACCCGTCAGCGGAGCGAGCAGCTCATCCAGCTTGTTTTGACGTGCTTCAGTTACACGTTGACGGTCAATGTCCGTCAGGCGCTTCTGTGCATCTGCGAGCTTGTCTAGGGCTTCAGCAAGCTCACGTTCAGTCTTCGAAGTGTCTTCCTTGAAGATCTTCTTGTACTCAACGCCGAATGCTTCAACGATCTTGCGACCGAGCTCTAGCTTCTTGACTTCGGTGATGTCTTCCTTGAGCTCGTCAAATTCAGCGTCAACGCGCTGTTCAAGGAACATGTCAAGCTTGTTGACAAGCTCTTCCATCTCCTCGCCGAAGCGAACAGCAAGCTGCTCCTTCTCTTCGACTAGCTTTTCGGCAAACTCAACCTCGAGGTCACGGTATTGCTCAATGTCGCCCTTGAGTTCATCAAATTCGCCCTTGACCATCTCGTCCAGCTTGGTATTCAAGCTTTCGACGAGCTCTTCACGAGCCTTGACAAACTCCTCTGTAAGGCGTGCGTTGACTTCAGTTTCCAGCTGTGCGCGTTGTTCGACTAGGTATGCATCGACAGCAGTCTTGAACTGCTCTGTCAGCGTAGCCTTGGTCTCTTCGCTCAGCAAGTCTGACTCAAACAGCTTTTTGAGGATTTCATCCATGCGTGTTATCTCCGATTTAGAGTTGGCGTCAACTAAAAACGTTGACAGATGATATTTACTAGTAAACTTCTCAGAAGTCTATTTTTGATGCAGGTTTTTGAAGCGTATAGCGCCATTTTGGCTGTTGATCCTTCATCTTACAAAGGTCACCATGCCTCTTTGTGTATGCTTTTTCAAACATTGTCTAATTACAATGTATTTTTGGAATCCTCACAGGATCAATTATGACATACACATAATAAATTGATTGCATGTAGAAAAAGGCCGGAGTAAATTTTACTCCGGCCTTTTATGGCTTGCTATTAGCAGCTTAAGCCTTTGGTTCGGGCGCGTTAGCAGGCTTAACTGGTACTGGCTTAGGAGCAGGAGTTGTAACTACAGGCAGCGGCTTGCCCTTCATACCGCAAGCGTGCAGCACCTCATTTTCCCACTTGGCAATGTTGACAACGTCCTTCTTGTCAAGCTTTTCGAAGTTGGTTGTGAGGGTCTTAACCTTCAGCTCTAGAGCTTCATAATTGCCATTAAGCACAGCGCTCATCTTAGCTTGCCAATCATAGCCTCCCACGAGGAAGAGGTTGTCGTAGCCGGTGCGTTTTGTGTCGAGCATGTTATTCCTTCTCTGCGGGCTTAGTCGTGTAGAACGTGATCGGTGCGTGGTCATCGCTTGGGCCGACCAGCGAGACGATGAAGTCGCCGCGCTTCATGAGACGCTTTGCGCCGATCCGACCTGCAAGCGTGAAGCCTGCACGCTTCACGCGCTCAAGCGTAACTTCGCCGTCTGTCGAGATGCCGAGCATCTTAGCCACGCGCTTAAACTCACGTTCAGAGCTTGACGTAATGCTGTACACCGTAGCACGTTCATGCTCACGGCCGAGCATCGTGTAGATGCGCTTAGCTTCGCGGCGTGCATCCATGTCATCGGTCTGCTCGAGCATGCCGTAGCTGTCAAACTTTGGTCGGAAGAAGAACGCCGTCTTCTCAGGAGCAAATGACGTGTCCTTACCCTCTTCATCGGGAACAGGTTCAGGCTCAATGGCTACCTCTTTGGCGATCTTGACAGGCTTAGGATCAGCCTTGGCCTCAGTGATCATCACAAGGGATTGGAGAAGTTCGAGTTCCATAATTGATTACTTCCTGAGCTGTTGGCCAGTGAGCGCTTCGAAGAAGCCAGCGAGCTCCTTGACAAAGTACTTCTGAGCTTTTTGATCGTGGATGACAGCCTCAGCGAGGGTCATAAGTTTTTGGTTTTCAGTCAGCGCTTCCATCACGTGACCAGGGTATGCATTCGGCGCTGACGGCGTTGCAACTACGTCAACGGTGACCAGCGAGAAGCCTGATACACGGCCTTCGACCACGTTGCCCGAACCGCGGGATGAAACGCCGAGCTTGCCGCCTGCGTTTAGGATGGCTTTCACGATCTGACCCTTTGGGTGGCCTTCAATGATGCGGGCCTTGCCAATTGCATTTGCGCCGTCCATCTTCATCTCGGTGATGATGTGCGAGACGTTGTTGAGGTCGATCGTCAGGTTGTCAGGGTGGTTCAGCTCGCCGTAGACGGTCTGGCCTTCAGCGATGCGCTTATTAATCGAGTCAACGGCTGAAGAAATTTCTTCTAAAGGGTAGAGCCTGCCATTTCCATTTTGCAAATTACTTTGCATGAAAATGCCAGATAGATATGAAGCTTTGTTATTATCATGTTCTTCCACCATAAGCTTTGCATTGCCTGGTGAGATATGTTCAATAAGAACTGATTGCTGAGAGATCATGCTGTCTTCCTCGAGGATGTTGTATTTACCGACCATTGAGCCAAGCTTTAATAGTTTGATAATTAATGTATTGCTAAGAGCTGCCTTTTTAACAGCCTCCATGCACTTGTCACGATGTTCAGCCCAACGAAGCTTAGCTTTTGCTGAAAGACCGGAATGACCTATCTATCTCGTGGTTTTACCTTGCTCTTGTTTTGAACTCTTTGATTTTAGAGTAGGCAACAACCAAGGGAAGAAGATCATGACTGGCCAGGTCATCATCATCGGCCAAAAGAGGATGCTCATGATCCGAGCGTCTTCTTCATATCATCGAGCGATGGTAAGCTCTCATCACCCTTCTCTTCATTCTCGTCGCTTGGTGCCTCCTCCTCCTCGCCACCTTCTGGTGCTTCCTCCTCAGGCGGCGCCTCCTCTTCAGCTGCAGCATCCGCCTCTTCGGGAGAGACCTGCCGCTTCGAAGCCTCAACGTGGTTGTCCCAGCTCTCGTCAACCTTCGGCTCAGGACGATGCTCGATCCAAGCCTGATCATAGATCATGCGCAGGATAGTAAGCCGCTCATCGATGTCATCCTTAGGCAGCGCCAGCTCCTTCTTCAGGATTTCCTCGTTCATCTGAATCTCGTCTTCAGACCAGCCGAGGTAACGAGCCAGCTTCGTGCGGGCGGCGATGTAAGGAATATCCTTGATGTTGTTGAAGTTGGACATGAGCTTCTCGTCCACTTCAGCTTGCTTGTACACGTTAAAGTTCTGAGGATCATTCAGCTCGATCTTGAACAAGTTATGATCGATGCGGATGCCTGCTGACTTGAGGTATGCCTTGAACTGCACGTCATATGTCGGATCGATGTTCCGCTGCAAACGCTGGATGTACTTGAAGAAGTTACGCTCCTCCATGTACGCCACGCCGACCTTGCCGTCTTGCACCTGCGTACCATTGTCATCAGAGCCACGCATGTAGCTCGACGGGATCCGCAAGCCTTGCAAGAACTTGTTCTGGAAGTAGTTCAGGTCAGAGATCTCGCCCAGGTTCTCACCGCCTGAGAGCGTGTCAACCTTCGAGCCTCGACCATCAGCCGTTTGCATGAAGAAGTAGTCTTCGACCATCGAATTCTTAGTGAAGACGCCCGCTTCTAGAGCAAAAGTATGATGAGTATGATACTTATGCTCGCCGTCAATTGTAATACAGCCTGTATCTTGCTTGTTGCCCTGTGTAATCGAGATGATGCGGTGATTATAAGTAGCGCTCGATGCCTTAAAATGCTTCCAACCATCATATCCGTATTGCTGATAAACAGCACGCATCAACTTCTCTGTAAGCTTACCTGTGATTTTGCAACCCTTTGTGCCGATCTTCTCAGCATTTGCTTGAAGCGTCAGCTCGTTAAAACGAGCATCGGAGCTTACAACTTCAAATGCCTTTGATCGATCAAGATCATGAGCCTTTACGAGCTCAACAATCCTACCTACCATGTCGCGAGTAACAGTAATAGCAGAGTTAATCTTGCTCTTAAAAGTCGGATCAGTTAGCATGCGATGTTTACGCGCTTGACCCTGAGCTTGCTGTATCGTCTTAAGCTTCTCTACCCAAGCAGGGTCCGCCTTCAGCCGAAGCATCCACTCATTGATCCGAGCCGAAGCATCTTCAGAGAGCTTGGTACGCTCAGCTGCTGACATTTCAGCGTAATAGTGGATGAGCGACTCCGAAATTTTGCGCTTAAGCGCTGCGAGCTTTTCTGGATTACCCTTAACAGCAGCCCACCACTCCTTCTTCAGCATTGAATGATAAAGGATGTGATCAACCTTGTTCATCCACTGTAAATTTGCAGGGTGGTTGTTCTTAGCGTCAAAGTCAGCATGATGCACTGTATCTTTATAAGCGCCAATATGCTCTGGTGAGAAAGTTAACTCTTGCTGCTTTCCTAGGCTCTTAAAGAACTCACCAACAACACGATGTGTAAACTGCCACTTATTTTCAGAATGATCAAAGATTTGTTGATAAGCAGTCGAGCCGATCAACTCATCGCGAGTTTCAAATGAGTACAGCGAGTCAAAAGATGTTAAGTCCTTAGCTTCTACAAAACCGCGATTCTTCGTAGGGAACTTATGGTCAGGCGTGCAGGTGATAGTCTTCCCATTATCGAGCGTCAATGTCACAGTCTCAGCGTCGCGTCTTGTAACTCCAGCCCACGAGATGAGACCCGGTGCCAGCTTACCAGTGACAGGATCGATCGAATGCACCCAATTTTGCTTACCTGCATTTTGCTCAGCAATCAGCTCGCTGAGCATCAAGATACGACCGTCAAGCAATGGAACCTTTGTGTCAAGGGTCAGGCACATTGGGTTGTAGACCGAGTCAATCTTCTCTTGACCGCCGCTCTCATTCGGAACCCGCTTCTGTCGAATCTCGTTCTTAATTCCCTCTAGATATGCCTTTGCACGTTGCGGTGGCATGTTCCCTACGTCAATGGAGAATACGCGTCTCTCAGGCGCTCTAACAATTCGGTAGATGATGACCGAATCTTCGAGCAATGACAGGTGCCTAAACGCCTTGATGGTCGGGAAGAGCACCGACTCGCCGAACGGGCCATTGTCACCGATACCTGATGACAGCGAGAAGTGCACCACGCCCGCGGCCGGGATTACCTCAGCATCGCCGAATGCGTTCTTGTCGGTGCTGTCGCCCTTACGAATCTGGTAGAACTGCGGCTTGCCAGTTTCCTTATCAATGTGGATGCCGATCACGTCCTGCGGTTCGATGTACTCCCACGGCTTGAAGTCTGACTTCTTGATAAAGAAGCAGTCGCCGAACTTGACAGATATCCGTGCGATGTCAAATGTTAACTTGTTCAAGTTCTGAAGATCGCACCAATGCCTTAACGCCGCACGAACCGTGATGACGATGTTCTCAGGAACCTCCTCATTGGCCTCGCTCTGGTACGTGATCTTGAACGGCAGGTTGGTCTTCGAATCCTCCGAAGTCATCTCGCTAGCGATCTGATCAAGCGCTCGTGAGACGAAGACATCCCCGTCCATGTTTTTGTACTGTGAGTACTTTTGGTATCGGCTACCGGCACCCTTCATTACCTTGCTGTACCAGCTAAAGTTGCTGTATAGGCGGAAGTCATCCGGATTATCAGTGACGTAGCCCTTCTTAGGCGCTGAAGGCTTTACAATTTTCCACAGGTCGGTATAAATGCCAGCCATTATGATTCCTTATGCTTTTTGCTTACAATTATCAAAATGATAGCGGGACATATTTGGTCCGCGGCCTTTCACTTTGCAATAAAGACATTCGCGAGTTGGATAAACTTCACCGGCGGCCTTCTTCTTAATCCAGTATTCACTTTTACCAGCTGACATTAATGCTATGCTGTAGTACCAATTGCTGTACTTATTGTCAAGCAACATGTAGTTGTGTTCCTATGCTCTACTATTTAAGGTTCTTAAGAACCGACATTAATGCCTGTTTGCTGATTCATCTGATAGCCACGCGGTGAAGGCGCGGTTTTTCCTAGCAATGATACCATCGTGTTAAGCAGGTTTGTATGCGTCTTTAGCTCATCAACCACAGGATTGCCGTTGGTTGAGTCAGGGGTCATTGAGTTCAAGCCTTTGTCTTTGATAGCCTGGAACGGATCGATGCCAGTTGGAGCGGCCGCAGCCATTTGCACTGGCGCGGGCCCTGTAGGACCAAGCGCAGGGGTTGGCGCAATGATAGGCGGCGTAGCAGCAGTCCACTGATTTATAGGCTTTACTTGAGCTTGACCAGAGGGACCGGTTACCCCTAGCTGCGTGTTAAGACCGGCGAGTTGAGTTTGTGCGGCGCCGATGCCCGGACCAGTCGCGCCGAGCATTGCGTTATAGTCAGTAACTTTTGATGCAACCTGTTTATTAAAAAACCCATAAACTTCATCAAGCGTTTTCGCAGTACCGTCTTTATTGTAAAAAACATTTGGATTAGCACGAGCTGCATCTGGCATAAGATCGGCAGCGCTTGCATTAGGATTATTCTTCCTAGCGCTTAACATCTTAGCAGCTCCGCCGGCGCCTAAGAAGTGCGCAGCGTATAAACTCGATGCATCTGTATCAAGACCTTTTGACTTTAAAGTTTGCGCGTTATCTTTTGTAAACATTGCACCCATTAAAGCATTTTTCTGAGGATCAAATTGATCATTCATCCCAATGCCATATTGATCGCCGTACTTTTTAACCATAGCAGCCCACGTTCCGTTTGTGAACTGATATAGCCCTTTTGCTGAGCTCGTACCAGCTTTTGCATTTGGATTAAAAGAGCTTTCTTGTGCACCCATTGCCATCATGTAACCAGGATCAACACCTGCGGTTGCAGCTGCATTTGTAATAGCGGTTTGTACCTCAGCAGTCGGACGCTTTAATCCTTTGGTATTAGCTGCATTGGGTGATCGTGTCACTTGAGGCTGCGGTGGTTGCACTTGCGGGGTCTGGGGTGTTTGAGAGGTTTTAGTTGCCTGAGGCGGTGTTGAAAAAGTAGTATCTGAGATAGACGTGCTATCTGCTTTCTTTTGCTTATCTGAGAAGTTCTTGCTAGGATCAATCAACCCAAGTGTGCCTGTACGAACTATAGCAGCTCCTACATCCTGCAACGTACCAACGAGACGAACGCTTATATCTTTTAAAAGACCAGTCTCTTTCTTATCAACACCGAGACGGTCATAGTAATCCTCCGTCTCTGTATTCCAAGATTCCCAAGCGCCTTCGAAGCTGCCTACAATCCCGCTAATTAATGGGATTTCCTTGAGAAACCCTATGAGTCCTTTTAGCAGTCCACCAGCAACCTTTGCAAATCCTCCAATGCTGCTAAACATCGTTCTACCCACGTCAGCAATTTTCCCAATAGTACCAGTAAGGCCAGTCGTTAAGGTCTCTGCTAGACCCACGATAGCGCTTTTAATTGTCTTGTTTGAAAATATGAATAGAGCTCCCAGCGCTTGTAAAGCTGAAGTAAATGGATTATTAAAGATAGAAGTTACAGAATCTACAGCGTCACGTAGCAAGCCAAACGACTTACCTAGCAATGTAGTTTCACCGTCACTGTCTGACATGCTATTTTCAAGACCCTTCGCCCTTAACGCTTCTCGTCCTTTCTTCGACTGATTAAATCCTTTTGCTTCAGCCTCGTTTAAATTCTTACCATACTCCGTTATGGCTTTCATCTCATTACCAGCAGCTTTTTGACGATCTATATAAGCATTACCTATAAAGCTAGTATCACCCCCATTTTTATCACGCATAGATGCAATTGTTTCTTGCATCTTGTTAATGCCCTTAAACAGCTCAGCATTTTGAACCATGTAAGCCTTTTTAGACTCAGAGTCCATCTGTTGAAACTTTTGCATCTCGCCGCTTTCAACGAATGATGCAATCTTCGATGCGAGCTCAGGGTCAGTTCCTTGAATGGTCTGAGCACCAAGAGACATGGCTTGACGAGCCGCAACGCGTTCAGTCTGGGCTTCACCTTGACGATTCTCTTGAGGGTTGAACAATGAGTCAACCCGCTTGCTCATATCAACAATTTGTTGGTTACTAAGACCCATTAA